AGGTGATCCTACAATAAAGGTTGATTGTGTATCAAAATTAAATCCTTTAACAGAATTAAATCCAATAGTTTGAGCAGAACTTAATAGTAAATGGTCTTGAGTAGTATTAAATACTAATCGACCCGAATTTAAAATAACTTGCTTTCCAGCATATTGGTCTGGAGATGTTGGAGGTGTTTTATAACTATCATAAATAGTACTTGATGCTTTTAAAGGTATATTCTGAGTGCTGGTGAAATAAGCTGAAGAATCATCATTATTAATATCTTCTACTGTTGGTATCCAACCTTCTTCTGTTTGTTTACCTTGGCCATTTCTTATGATAAAAATAGGATCCCCATTAGAACCAGTAGTAGACCAATTATTAGGAGTATTTTTAACAGTAGAACCAATACGAATTGAATTACCCCATCTTCCTTCATTAATAACATCTCCCTCAAAAGGTAACAGAGGATGAATATTAGAACGTTCTTTAAATGTTTGACCTAAAAATATTTCTGTTGATTGATCTGTTATTCTTCTAATATTACCCGTTTGTGTTTGAACATAATCCTTTTGTTGTGAGGGTGGTAAAATATTGGGATTAGCAGGATAAGCATTATGGTGGTTATTATTCCATAATGAAACAACATCTATATAATAAGTTTGGTTTCCTGTAGAAAATTCAAAAATACTAGTATCTGGTTGTTGTATTAAGTATACAATTTCGTTAACTAAAGGAAATTTTTTATTATTACTTAATAAAGGTTTTGCTGTTGGAGGTATATTTGATGGTAAAGGATTATTAACATCCTCATATTCAATAGTACCTAACCCATTCCATTCACCCAATTCTTTAAAACGAGGGTGAGATTCATTTAAAACAATACTTAATACTCTAACGGATTTTATTAAATTGGCTTGATTTATAGCTTGATTTACGTTAAAACCATTATTTAAGTTTGAATTAAGATTTTGATTTAAAGCCGCAAATCCATATTTAGCCATTATTTACCTCCTTTTAATTCGTTCATAGCAGATAATAACTGCTCTTTTTCCTCATCGGAAATTGTTAACGATCCTTCAGCCGAAACTGTAGCCATAGCACGTTGAGCTAAAGCAGCCATCTTAATCAAGATGTCATCATTTTTAACACTAATTTCCATATATTCTTTAATTAAAGGAACTACCAAAGTAGCATCCCCAATGTCAGAAATAAGTGGTTTTAATTCAGAAATTAAAGCAGTAACCTGTTGATCTTTTTTCTTCTGATTGTTATAGATTTCTTCTAAAACATCAGAGAATTTTTTGTTTTTAAAAATTATGTTATCAAATTGTGACATAAATATACGTTTAGTTTATCATAAATATGAAAACTAGAAACTTGTATATCCGTGTTCCAAATAAAATACGTAACCTTCTTTAAATATATCGTAGAGTTGGTTTGCTATCTTAGTGATTTTAGGTGTTTTAACATCTACGATTTCACGGATATAAATGTAAAGAGCTTTCTTATTGAATATATCTAAGTGTTCTCTCTTACGGAATAATTCTAAAATGGCATCCGCAATTTGAGCGTCATATTCTTTAGGAAATAAATTATAAATATTCTTGGTGCAATACTCGGTATAAATGTCTATAAACATCGATAAACGTTCATCGTGCGATGTATCATCGATGCTGTATGAATGTTCTTCATCTTCCTCAATTGTATCTAAAGCAACTGTATCAATACGTTTTTTATAGTTTTTCTGGTTAGATAATATCAAGTAACGTTTTGCAATTGTTCCAAAATAAGAATATGCTTTAGCTCCTTTTTCTGGATTGAATAAGTGGATTTTAGATAAAAGGAAAGTAATTACCTCGTGTTGTAAATCCTCAATGTTGTTTACCTCAGTATAATAAAACTTAAAAGTATGAATAATGTTTTCGGTTAGTTTGAAAAAGGCATAATGAATTCTATCGTGATAGATTCTACTTTTTAACTCAAAATCAGTAGTATTATTGTACAATACAATAGCATCCTCAGTGTCTTGAGTAAAGTATTGGACACCCTTTTTCTTCTTTTTTACTACTACCTCTTCCATTATTTTGTAATATTTTTAATAACAAAAGAGTTTAATGCAGTTTGAATAGTTTTAATTTGTTCAAAGAAAAATCCTACCTCATCATCAGATTTGAAACTACCTTTAGCATCTACCTCCATCATTTTTCTATCCGCCATCTCAATAGTATCGGAAATTTTATTTAGGTAGGTCATGTAACCGGCTAAAATATCTTCTTGTTTTTCGTTTTTCTTAAGAAGATTATAGGTCGTGAATCCAAGAGTCACGACCAATATTGAAAGTAATATAATTGTTAATATCATAGATTGTCTAATAGGTTTTTAAGTCCCTCACTTTTTACGCTACCTAATGCTTTAGATTTAGCGGCTGAATTCAAGGGAGCTGATTTCTTATTATCCAATGTAAATGGTTTCTTTTTGGTTTCCACGTTACCCTGGAGTTTTGGTAACCATTCTCTTTCAAACTCAATACGAGCGGCCATCAAATCCGCTTGATGTACAATAAAGGGCAATGATGTACGAGGTTTTTGTTCTGGGAGATAAGTCATCAAATATTTTTTATTTGCCTCATCATACAAACCATCATGTGTCTGAATTGTAATCATTTCATTAAATGTATACTGAATACCATGGGCTTGAAGAAGGAATAAACCACGGTCGGGAACAGAGGCAAAAGGAACTTTAGTATTAAACATATAATCCTCACCTAGTTTTTCTTTCCTCCAATTATCAGTTTGGGGAATATAGGCTTCATTTTCCTCATCACCCATTTTACCCAGGTCATGATTTAGAACCGAAAATACTAATTCCTCTTTTGTGTAAGTAGAAATATCAGCCCCCATTTGAGCCCACAAATCATGAAGATGAAGGGCACAAGTAATAACACGGTTAACATGTTCTACATAACCTCCAGGGAAAGCATTGTGGTATTCTTTTTTATGAGCAGCAGGCATCAACATTAAACGCTCACTAAATTTCTCATAAAATTCAATTAATTTTTCTTTACGTGGGGATGAAATATGGTCTTCAATAAAACCCATCATTCTCATCCAATTTTGTTGGATTTGTTCTGCTGTTAAATTCATAAAATTAATATTGGTTTACTTCTCCGGGACCCAATGGTTCCTGTTGTACGAATGATTTAGCGTCTTGAATCACTTCCCTAGTTTCTTGAATCACCTCACTAAACTGTTCTCTTGTTCCTTGACGATTTAGGAAAAAACTCAATTTCTCCATGTTCGATTCGGCCTTTTCTAACCTCCTCATTATTATTTCTCTGTTTTTCATATTTTATTCTCTTTTTTCCTTTTCCCGTGATTGGAATATAATATTGGAAGTAAGATCCTCCAAGCTTAGGTTAAGAGAAGTTTTACAAATTCTAAATTCTTTTTAAGATGTGAACACTTTTCATATTCCTCGTGTTCTTGGAAGTAATTTATAGATAGTTCCAACGCTAATTTAAGGTGTATATCGGCGAATCTATATAAGGCCTCTTGAGTAACCAAGTTTTCCGGATCTACTTTTTTAATATATTCCCAAGCTCTATTAAATACTACAAATTCCCCTGCCCTGTCAACATCAACTATATTTAACCCCTCGTCTAATTTATCAAAAAACTTAAGTAATTGGTCGTTAAATGTTTGATGATTCTGGATTAGTTTTTTAAACATTCCTACCCAGAATAAAGGATGGTTTTTATAATCTAATAAAGTATCAACCTGTTGAGCTTTCTCCCTTAATGACTCGGGTTCATCTTCATTAAACAAGTTAAATATTTTATCAACATTCATACACCGATACATATAGGCGCCATACACTTTTATATAGCGCCTATATTAAACGACCGCATGTCGTTCACGGAGGGTGTCGATTTTAACCTATAACGTCGTCTAAATGATCAGGAATACCATCCCCATCAACATCACAAATCTCAACGTAACCAAAAGCTTCCATAAATTTAGCTACTCTATTTTTTAAATCTCCATCAGTATCTTCAAACCAATCTTCTTTTAATTGGTCATGATCTAAAATATGAGTTAAAGCTTTATACATTTTTTCAACATCATCTACTAAGTAGATATCCGATGCAATAAAATCTAAACTAAAAGCATAATCATCAATTTGAGGGATCTCTAATAAAGAAGATGTCTTACCAATTTTCTTTTCTGTTGGAACATCTTTTCCAAACTTGTGGAAGTATTCTCCAACGTATATATACCCTTGTCCTGGTTGTAATTGAAACTCACTCATTATTTTAATAGGTTATAATATTCGTTAAAATGTTTAATACGATCTGGTAAACCAATTGTTCCACCGTTTACTCTCTTAGTTACTGCTGTAACTACAGCTTCACTAGATCCTTTATCACAAATAGCCCAAAGACCATTTTTATTAAAGAACCAAGCAGCAGACATTAAAGGATATTTAGTTGCTACTAAATCAGGATTAGATAAAATATCTTCAGGAACAAACCCATCAAATGCTTTGTAGTTATCTTTACCAGTCAATTGGATGTAACCACGACCTCTAAATTTAAATCCTTCTTGAGTTGGCTCAGCACCATTACCCATTCTACCTCCATAAACTCGAGAAGCAATAGCAATAGGTTTACGAGCATATTGTTCTGCTAAAGCTAAAGTCGGAAAGTATTTCTTAAAAATACCCATCAAACCTTTAGAAGAATAATTCAAGTTTTCTGAAGTTGCTGTCCATCCTCCTGATTCGTGTCCACACTGAGATAAGAAATGAGCTAATCTTAAAGGATTAGTTATATTAAATTTAGCAGCAGTATCTGGAATTTGAGCAAGTACTGCATCTGGAATATGTCCTTTTAATTTATCTAATTTAAAACTAGAAACAGGAACTACAGCTGGAGCAGGAGTAGCAACTACAGGAGTAACTCCCATAATCTTATTCCAAGTAGCATCTCCAACAATTCCGTCTGCTGTTAATCCATGTTTTGCTTGGAAAACTTTTACTGCTTCCTCAGTTTTAGGACCAAAAGTCCCAACAGGATCAACCCCTAATTTTACTTGGAGTTGTTTTACCTGTTCGTTTTTATCACCTTTTTTTAATAACATAATTAACCTTCTATGTCTTTATCTTCTTCGTGTTTGTCTTTTTTATTCAAAAATTTATCAACAGATGCGATACCAAAGGAACCTAAAATGATTACCATAAATCCATCAAAGATA